AGAGAGGTCATCCTCCTCACCAAACTCTATTCCAGCGTCTTGCAAGTCATAACCATTTAAGGAACCCCAGAACTCTAATACTTCAAACTTTTCTGTATTAGTGTTGCTATCATTAACATTGGCTATGTTCCTTCTGTCTATTTCATGTTGTGCTTCATCGTGATTACCCTCTGGATTCATCTCTATGCACTCATTAATTAAATCAACATTGAAGCCTGGATAGTCTTTTAAAGCGTTAAACTCTGTTCTTGATATGATATGTCGTCTAAAAATATCACGCATATCGTTTACTGAAGTAGCGTGTGGATCTGGGTAAAGATCAAAGATAGATACAGCTTCCATCTCTGGCATTGGATATTCTTCAATGTATAGCTCTGGCACACCCTCTTCATTAGTCATATACATATGATCTTTCTCTACTTTAAGAGTCCCAGCTTTCATAGCACCTGTGCCAAAGATAACTTGTTCCATAATGGCATCTTTCATCTTTTGTTCTAGGTTGCTTTCCTTAGATTGATCCAGTATTGCTTGTAGCATATTCTCTACTCTGCGATCTGTTTCTTCCTCAACCTCCTCAGTAAGCTCCTGTAGTCTTGCCATAACAAGCTCTTCAAGACCAGCGGTGCCTACTTGTTCGGCTGCTTGTTGGATTTCTAAGGCAGCTTTTTCGGCAAGCTGACGCTCTACAACTGGTTGTTTAGATATTGGTGTCTTCTCAATAGAGAAGAAGTCTTGTCCTGGTTGGAATAAAAGATCGGTAATTCTTGAGTAAGCTGCTAATACTTTAGTTCTTGTAAGCCCTACATAGACTTGAGATCTATCACCTTTGGACTGTATTTTAGATAAAACATCAGGATCATACTGACCCATGAATGCTCTAAGATCCTCAATCCAATCATCTTCAATGTTATCACGAGCATCTTTGTACTCAGTATATTTTGCTTTAAGAATAGAACCTAACGAATTAAGTTCTTCCTGCTCCTCCTCAGTTGGGTCTACCGCTGCGGATATTCCCTCTGGTCCTAGTTCTTTGTCCATAGTCTAAAAAAATTGTTTCTTCACCCTGCGGAAGTTTTGCCTATGTTTTCTTGGCATACTATTTAATCCAAATAGGGCAATAGCATATGCCATTATTCTATCATCAAAACAACCTGGTTGGGCGTTTGTTATGCCTCTAGCGTCTACAACATAAGTTCGTAGCTCATCTATAAGCTCTTTGTCTACTATACCACTTTCTCCTTGGCGTAGTAAATGTACTAAGTTATCAATAATTAACGGCTTTGTCTTGGTTGTTGTTAAAAAACCTGCACGCCTAGTTAATCTATCTACATACGCATCGTCTACACTTTGTTCAACATAGAGGTTTGGATAGTTAAGCTCTTGTATTTTTCTGATTGTTGTCAAACCGTGGTTGTTTCTTTCAATCAATGTCCAAGCTTTGTTGTAAAAGTGTCCAATCTTGGCAATGATTTCAGCGAGGTCAAACGGGTCAACATGACCTGACCAAGTGGCGACTTGATTACCCATGTGGTCCAACACCTGAATACAGGAGTAATCGCCATGCTCCAAGCCTTCCGCAACATCAACTCCAATACAATACCTTAGAGAATCCTTTGGATTCTCGAAAATTTTTAGCAGCCCTTTTTCATGTTCTATAAACTCTTGTTCACGCACATCGTACCTACCAACTGGTGTAAAGCACTCTACAGCTGCTTGATCTATAAACTTTGGCTCAACAAACAATCTACCTGTTGTCAGAAACGCCTCTTGGGGGGTAGAGGGATATTCCTGTCTAAACAAATCCTCACCGCCTAGTTCTTGAATTTTAAGTCTACGAAACATGATTTGTTCGTCATCAAGGTTAAACATATCCTTCAGGTCCTGCTCTTCGGGTTCTATTTCAAAGTATGGATCTACTTTTCTACGATACTCTGTCATCATATGCCAGGGTATAAAACAAATGTCCCACTCTCCTTCTCCCCGCAGTGCCCTCATGCAAGCATCATAGAACCAACCACCTGCTCCGTTGGCGGTAGATTCTAATAATATTTCTGACTCAGCTTCTGGCACGGTTTGAAGTAACCCAGGGATAATATCCGCATTGGGATAGAAAGCTACCTCAGAACCGTGTAAGTAGTTAGTAGTCCAACCACGACCAACCTCCCCTGTTCGGGCTGTAGCTATTCTCCATCGGGACCCGTGGGTAAATGCCATTGAGTTGGTAGTTGACTCTTTGAGGTCTGGGGTAACTATGGGATGTGGCAGATTGTCATAAAAGTTCTTCACCATACCAAAAATAGCTTTAGTAGATTCGTTCAAGTGAGATACTACTACCGCATTTTGATTCTGTGCTGATACTGTTTTCCAAAAACCCCGTGCCTGGCAATAGGTTGATATGCCTGTTTGTCTAGATTTAAGTATAAGTATTCTAACTCTGCCGTGTTTTTCATACTGTTCGTTTATTTGTCTGTCTAACTGTCGCTGTGCAGCGTTTAGGTTTAATGCAATCAGCCTACCCTGTTTATCTATGATCTTGAGACAATGCTTTGCGTATTGAGTGAGATCCGTTTTAAAGGTATTTATAATTTTTTGAATTTTATTTTTTTCAGTTTGGACTTCCAAAATCACATACCCCCTCTAAGGTCATGGGGGGATATAGGTATATATGTATATACGGTACCCTGTCCAGCACCCCCCAGCCCTTTATTTATGCGGTTCTTGTTGATGGTGATCCTTATAATCAAAGAGCATCGCCTAGTTTAGGATGTCCTCTTTCTTTTCTAAATCAATGCTTTCAAACCAAGAATCTTTCATAGAAACTTCTAGCTTTTGGCTTTCATCAACCATACCGTAGAATTTCATGAGGAGCTCTAGAGCCTTTACACGAGAGCCTGATGTGTGTCCGTGCACTTTACCTAGGGCTTCATCTTTAAGTTGCTCTATGATGCTGTCATGATCTTGTAAGTTGCGTTCTTTTGACTCCGCTAACTCTTTTGTAAGCAATTCTTGAACCTCATCATCGTTCATCAATCTGTGCCCTTGATTATAAGCAGATTTCTTTGAGTATCCGCAACGGATCGCAGACTCAGTAGCGTTCCTTGTTATCAAATAATGTTGGACAAATTCCTCTTTGCGTTGTCTTAAAGCCTTGTTCTTTATAGCCATTTTAATACCTCACTATGTTTGTATCTCTATTGTATATATATATAAGGATTATTAGAAGTTTATTTGCTTGTTGTGTTTCTTTTCTTTTCCCCCGAATGAGCCAGCTCAGAGCTAGAGTGTAATAAATGATGAACGAGTGATGAGAAAATAATTAGATTAAATACTTGAAATATTCATAAAGATCATTAAGATGTAATACATGAAGACATTAATTACACATAACAGGAGGGAAATTATGTCATTAAAATGGAAAGAAATAACAGTGAAGTATAGAGGCTTTGAAGTAGCTTGCTACGGCAAGCTTCACGATGAAGCAAATATTTTACTTGGTAGCAGTTATAACGAAGAGGTTATAGAAAATTACAATTACGAAACGGGTGAAACTTTTTCTAATTGGACTGAAACAGTCAAGTATCTAATTGATATTGATGGTTATGCAGATATAGAACAGTTGGAGGTGTGCTAATGATTACTGTATATCACGCTACTGAATTCGGTAATAACGAAAAGCCTTATAAGAAAGTTGCTGAAATTGATACAGTATCTTTCCAACACGCTTTCCGCAAAACTCAGAATATTGAAGAGGCTTGGTCAGAGGATAATTTAAGAAGCACATCTGAAGGCGATGTTCTAATTCTTGATGAAGGTCTGAAGACTGAAGTCTGTTATTTTCTTGTGCCAATGGGTAATGGTCGCAAAGGCGACAAGTTTTATGAGGCTTGGGGTGAAACTGAAAAGATTGATAACTTCAATGCTAATGGTTTCATCTATCAAGGCGAAACTACAGATGTTTATAACACTACTGAGGAGCAACATTGAGAGATGGCGAAACTTTTCTTCTCCCCGCAAAAGCGGGGGCTGAAAAGTCTAGTGAGAGCATGAAGCTCAAACAATATTTCTTAGGAGGGAATATGAAAAACGAAACTTACGACATTGTTATAAAGTGCAATACTGAGGAACAAAGGGACTTAGTATTGGAAAAAGTAGATGAGCTTAAAAACAAGCCTTGTGGCTCTGTTTGGCATGATCCTAGAGGATACAACGATGGTAATAGACTCAGTATTACTAATGTGTTCTTCAAAGAAAGCTCTTTAAGTCTTAGAGATGCTAATGAAAGGGAGGTGTGCTAATGGAAGATGCAAAAACTTTGCGTGAAGAATTTTTATTTGCTCAAAAGTATTTAGCTCAAGCTGATAACTG